CAGCCGCTGCCGCCGCGACCTCGCCCCCTCCAAGCTGGCCGGCTGCCCATCGGCACGGTGCGCGTGGTCCCGCATGCCTCGCCTCCCCCAAGCGAGCCGGCCGGCCGCGGCCAGCTCCGCCGCGCCTACTCGCCCGCCATCGAGAGGCCCTCCCGAACACCCCCTGCCCTCGCCGCGATGTATCGGTGCAGAAGGCGCAGAGCGCGCAGTCTACGACGCCCCCGGTTCGGGATGAAACCCCGCAACCTACGTAGCGCGGTCCGGGCGAACGACCTAGCGCAAATGTGGGTCGTTGACACGCTGCACCGTGCGGCGTCACACTCCCCGGCAGGTGGCACCACTGTCACCACAGCCCGCCCACAGTGGCGGGCTTCGCCGTTCCCAGGGGTACTGGAGGGCTGATGTTCGCTGTGCTCGCGGCGCTGGCCTACTTCATCGCCTTCTTCCAGCGTGCCCCGCTCGGCTTCGACCTCGTCATCGCCGGGCACCTCGGTGTCGCGCTGCACCTGGCCATCGGCGCCGGCATCCCTGCCCTGCCACCCCTGCGCCGCCGCCGCAGCGACAGCGGGTAGGTGCCCGCCTCACGGCTGTGCAACGGCTGCGATGGCGTGTTCCCTAGCAGCCAGCTCAAGCGCGGCCGCTGCCCCTCCTGTCTGGCTGTGCAGACCAGCGGCTACGACCACGCCAAACGGCAGCGTCGGCCCCGCATCAGCTACAGCGAAGAGCAACGCCGCCGCGCCGCCGTGGACGCGCACATCGCTGAGCGTGGGCTGTGGTGCCCAGGTTGGGGCAGCAGACCAGCCCATGCGGTCAGCAGCCCGAGCCACGTGAGCGCCGCGCACATCGTCCCCGTCGCCGGGCGGCCCGAGCTCGAGGGCGGCCCGCTCACGGTCCGCTGCATCTGGTGTAACGCGGCGCAAGGCACCCAGGTGGGATAGGGCCTTCACGATCACGATCGCGGGCCAGTCGCCAGGACCCGCGAGCTACCCGTCTCGCTCCGTGTACGGGTCTGGAATATCCATGTCGGGTCTCTCAGCCGTTCAGACTCGGGGAAGGTGACCCATGGCCGGAATGGGACCGCCGCCGGTTCCTGACGCGCAGCGCCGACGGCGCAACGCGACCATGGCCATGACCCGTCTGCCGGCCGAGGGGCGCAAGGGGCCGGTGCCGAGGTGGCCACTGCTGCCGGACATCCGGCTAGAGGCGATGGCGTCGGTCGCCATGATCGAGCTGGAGCGGCTTGAAGCGCTCATCGATGAGGGTGAGGCTGGCAAGGGCGCGCAGGCCAAGGCGACGAAGCTGCGCCAGCGGATCGAGGTGCTGAGGGCCCAGCAGGTCGCGGCGGCGAAGATCGAGCGGGCGCTGTGGCGGGAGCTGTGGCATACGCCGCAGGCTGTGGCTTGGGAGCGGCTCCGTTGGACACGCGAGGTGGCCCAGTACGTCCGCTGGAAGGCGCACGCCGAGGTCGGTGACCTTGACGCGGCCAAGGAGGCTCGGCAGCTCGCCGATCGCCTGGGCCTCAATCCGCTGGCGATGCTGCGGCTGCGCTGGGAGATCGCCAGCGACGAGGTCGCCGAGCAGCGCGCCCAGGCCGACCCGGCTGGGGTGCGGGAGCGGCTGCGGGCGGTGGAGTAGCTGATGCCCGAGCGAGCGTAAGCCGATGCCCTGGCGGGGCCCGGAGATCGACGGGGAGTACCCGACCCTCGGCTATGAGGTCGGCGAGTGGATCCAGGCGCACTGCGTCATCCCCGATGGGCTGCTGCAGGGCCGGCCGTACCGGCTGACCGACGAGATGTGGCGGTTCCTGCTCAGGTACTACCGCCTGCGCCCAGACGCCGAGCCGATCGCTATGGAGCTGCTGGAGCAGTTGGCGGTCGACCCGACGGTCGAGCTGCCCCCGTCGCCGTTCCACCACCGCGGTGGGCTGCTGATGCGCCCGCAGAAGTGGGGGAAGGGGCCGTTCGCCGCGGCGATCTGTCTGGCGGAGGCGTTCGGGCCGGTGCGGTTCGACGGCTGGGATGAGGACGGGGAACCGAAGGGTGTGGCCCAGCCGACCCCGTGGGTGCAGATCGTCGCGACCTCCGAAGAGCAGACCGACAACACGTGGCTGTGTGTGTACGAGATGGCCAGCCGCGGCGCGGTCGCCGATCTGCCCGGGGTGGACATCGGGGTGGAGGACATCAACCTCCCCTCGGGCGGGAAGATCGAGCCGCGGAGCTCGAGCGGCCGGGCCCGGCTGGGCGCCCGGCTGACGTTCGCGCTGTTCGACGAACCGGGCCTGATGACTGAGGCGAACGGCGGGGTGCTGCTGGCCACCACCATGAAACGCAACGTGGCCGGGATGGGCGGCCGGTGGATGGAGACCACCAATGCCTACGATCCCTCCGAGCAGTCAGTCAGCCAGCGCACCCACGAAAGCCCTGTCCGGGACGTGGTGCTCGACTACCGGCCACCACCCCGTCGGCCGGATCTGCTCAACGACGCGGATTGCCTGGAGCTGCTCGACTACGTGTACGGCGATTCCTGGTGGGTGGACCGGCGGCGGGTCCTGGCCGACGCCCGCGACCCGGCGGTGTGCCCGACGACCGCGGATGCGCTGCGGTTCTTCTTCAACCTGTTGGAGGTTGGCGTCGCCGACGCGGTCGACGCGGCCCGGTGGGATGCCAAGGCCCGCTCGGATGACCCGTTGCGGCCGGGGGAGGCGGTCGCGCTCGGCTTCGACGGCAGCCGCAGCCGTGACTGGACGGCGCTGCTGGCGTGCCGGATCCGCGACGGCCGCTGGTTCCGGCTACGCATGTGGTATCCGGCCAGCTACCCCGATCATCGGGTGCCGCGTCCCGAGGTCGACCAGGCGGTCACCGACGCCTTCGACGCCTACCAGGTCTGGTACCTGTTCGGTGATCCGTACGGCTGGCAGGACTACTTCGACGTGTGGGCGGGCCGCTGGCCCACCAGGCTGGACGGGAAGGCCGGGAGCCGCATCGTGGAGTTCCCGACCAACGTCGAGCAGCGGATGGACGCCGCGATCAATCGGTTCCTGGTCGGCTTCGACGGCGGCATGACCCACGATGGCGACCCGGTGGTCGCTGAGCACGCGAAGGCGGCGGCGTTGGCCAAGGGCCGCCGGCGGCAGCCGCGGCCCGACGAGGACCCGAGCCGTACCTACCACTACCTGAAGGTCGTCAAGAAGCGCGAGACGGTCCATATCGACGGGTTCGTCGCCGGGATCCTCGCCGAGGCGGCCCGCGGGAAGGCGATCGAGGACGGCGCGCTCAACCCCGACGGGCCAACGGTCCTCGAGGGGTCACTGATGGCGTAGCCGCCGGCCAGTAGGGCGGCAGCGGCCGCCCCTGCACCGCCGCGAGCTCGGCCGCGGCGAGGTCCACCGCCGCAGCGACCCGCCGGCCGATCGCCTCCCAGAGGTCGCGGTGCTCGATGCACTCGCCGGTAGCCGCATCGACCGGCCCGGCGCACGCCACGCAGCGCAGCTTGTCGTCCACGCCCGTGAGCCTACCGGAGGAGCAGCCGATGACCGCAGCAGCCTGGCAGCAGCTCCTGGAACGGATTGATACCCAGGCGCGGCAGCTCCAGCCCCGCGAGGTGGCGCTGTCGCTGCTGTTCGCGATCCCGTTCCTGCTCGGCTTCCTGGTCGCCCGCGTCGCCGGCGCCGCCTGGATGGTGCTCGCGTGGACGTGGTCAGCGGGGCTGGCCGGCTGGCAGCAGGCCGGCGGGCTGGACGGCCGCCGCAAGGGTGGGGGGCCCCGGTGATCGACCTCAGCGGCCGGCATCCGGCGACCCAGCAGATCGCCCGCTGGCTGGTGCCGAACCCGAACCTGCCGGCGTCGCTCCAGGAGATCGCCGCGCGCTGCGAGCACCTCGCCGACCTGATGCTCCGCGACCTCCCCGACGGCCCGGAGCTCACCACCGGCCCGGAGCTCACCACCGGCCTCCGCAAGCTGCTGGAGGCCAAGGACTGCTTCGTGCGCGCCGCGCTCGACCTGCCCGGGGAGCGGGACGAGACCTGATGCGAGCCGAGGACGCCGTCGCCATGCCGGTCCCGCCGTGGAAGCAGCGTCCGGG